ATTAGAGGCAAAAATAGGTCCGAATTGGCTTGACGTTAAGGACGTAACCTGATATAACTATGCATCTTACAACTGAAAAGGAGTTAATAAACATGAACGAACTTACAACGATTGACACTAACAATTACGCAGCAATGGCTAAAGCAATGGGCATTGCACATGAGGCAGCAAGCAGCAAGAAGCAGGCAAGCACACTGGCTCGACTACGTATTCATCACACACCTATCATGGGTGAGGCCGAAGTAAATGGCAAGCGTGTGAATATGGAAGTTGTATCCGGTGGTGTGTACAAGCTGGAGATTCCTGATGGCCCTACGTACTACGCCAACTCAGTGAAGTTCCGTCCATTCCTACAACGCTTCATGTACAAGAAGTTTGTGATGGGTACTAATGGTAAGCCTAACCGTTACGTCAAGACTGTTATGGCTGACAACCTTAACGTAGACTTGAAAGACAATGACGGTGGGTTCAACTGTGGTAAACCATCTGGTTGGATTGAAGACTACAAGTCACTACCTGACGCTACTAAAGACTTACTCAAGTCTATCAAGCGTGTCCGTGTAGTGCTTGGTACTGTTGATTTAATTGACGCAGTGGATGCCAATGGTAATCCAGTAGATGTAGACACTACTGCATTCATCTGGGAAGTAGAGAACCGTGATGCATTCAAGACTATTGGTGAGGTGTTTACACGTCTCGCTAAGAACAAGCGTCTTCCAGTGCAGCATGAGGTTGTAGCTAATACAGAGGAACGCAAGTTGCCTAACGGTAGCTGCTTTTATCTGCCAACTACATCACTTGATCTAACTAACAGTGTTGACTTGTCACAAGAAGATCAAGATCGTTTCGCTGACTTCATGGCATGGGTACAGAACTACAATGAGTACATCATTAATACCTATGCAGAGAAAGCCTCATCACACAATGATGATGATGACATCGACATCGTTGATGGCTTAGTTGACATCGACATTGAAGAGGTAGCGTAATGAATCACCCTGCTGAATTGGCGTTGCATCAGTACATGGATAAAGCCGTTAAAGGTGAATCCACTATGTCGGAAGCTACCATTAAACAGGTAGCGACTGATGTAGCAGATGCGTTACAACGCCAGTTTGGTGGGGGTAACAAGCGTGATGACTTTCGGATTCGCATGTCAAATGTAGGGCGTCCTACGTGCCAGCTATGGTATGACAAAAACAAACCGGAAGTTGCTGTTCCCTTACCAACAACATTTATGATGAACATGATGATCGGAGATATTGTGGAGGCAGTATTCAAAGGTCTATTCAAGGAAGCAGGAGTAACCTATGAGGATTCTGAAAAGGTTAGCCTTGACTGTGGGGATACTACTGTTAACGGCTCATATGATATTGTCATTGACGGTGCAGTTGATGATATTAAATCAGCTTCAGACTGGTCATACAGAAATAAATTTGAATCCTACAACACCCTTGCTAGTGGAGATGGATTCGGTTATGTATCCCAGCTTGCTGGTTACGCCAAAGCGTCTGGAAAAAAAGTCGGCGGTTGGTGGGTTGTAAACAAAGCCAATGGTGCATTTAAATATGTACCAGCTATTGGGCTTGACTTAGATACAGAAATTACTAAGATCAAGAACACGGTAGCAACAGTAAAGGAGAATAAATTTGAGAGATGTTTTGAACCAGTGCCTGAGACTTTTCGTGGCAAGCCCACAGGTAATAAAGTCCTCAATAACGGATGTAAATTTTGTAGCTATCGTTTTGACTGTTGGTCTAATCTTACTGAGCGTCCTGCTGTAATGTCACAGGCAAAGAACCCGCCAACGGTTAGCTACATTGGAGACGTAGTTGCTCCATAAAGCAAGACGTATGGCTATAAAGCATGGGTATCGCAGTGGGCTAGAACACAAACTATCCATCTATCTTGATGAACATAAGATAAAGTATGACTACGAGAACATCAAGATTGAATGGGAAGACCTAGCCTACCGCACCTATACCCCTGACTTTGTACTGAACAATGGTATCATTATTGAAACCAAGGGCAGATTCATGGCAGCAGACAGGCGAAAGCATATTGCTATTAAGAAGCAACATCCCAAGCTTGACATACGCTTTGTGTTCACAAATAGTAAAGCTAAGTTAAGCAAGGGTGCTAAGTCTTCGTATGCTGATTGGTGCATCAAGCATGGGTTTAGATACTATGACCGCATCATACCTGAAGACTGGCTCAAGGAGAAGGGAAAGAACAAGCATCCTAAATTCATCGCATTTAATGGAACGAAAGTAAAAAGGAGATAGACATGGACATCAAACACCTAGCACAACATATTAACGATGAGGATTTTCTTATACGAGTAAGACCATTTGCTAATGATGAAGGGGAATGGAGTGGTGAGATTGATATATCGGTTATCGCTATGCCTGAGAACCCAATGGATGAGGAAGATTATTACCAAGTAATGCACTTCTGTAAGATGATGTGTGCTTCTGTACCTATTATGGAAGAAGTAGAAGATATTCGTAATGTTGTACATGAATATGTTATGAATATGCTTGACAAAGAGATGGATATTAGTGTAGAACTAGAAGAAGAAGCGGGTGTAGAAAAAAGCTACGATGGTAATGTAATACACCTATCCTTTAACACAAAGACAGGGGGTTCAGCATGAGACATGAAACATTTATGAAACAGGCCATGAAACAATCCGATGCAAATCAGATGTGGCCTACTGAAGATAATGTTGATATGGTCAACAGCCCACCGCACTACAACCAGACTGGTATCGAATGTATTCATGCTATCTCTGCTGCCACTGGTGATGGGTTTAAGTATTACCTACAAGGTAACATTATGAAATATCTCTGGCGGTTTGATTACAAAGATAAACCTATTGAGGATTTGCAAAAGGCCAAGTGGTACTTGGACAAGTTGATTGAAGAGGTAATGGCAGATGCGAGTTAAGATGTTTATTACTTTAGACATAGACGAAGAGGATTACCCCATACCTGCTGATGGCAGGGTGGGGGAAGAGATTGAAGACGGCATACAAGAATACTTCTACGATATTGAAGGTGCCACTATTAGACATATAAGAACTGTAACGGAGTAACCGACATGATTAGTAATCAATTACCAACAGACTACCAGAATTTCATTGCGCTATCTAGGTATGCACGATGGAAGGAAGACGAACAACGAAGGGAGACATGGGGTGAAACTGTCACTAGATACTTTGATTATATGGCTGGTCATCTGCTTTCTAAACATGGCTATAAGCTACCAGATACACTAAGAGGTGAGTTAGAGGAAGCTGTTCTCAACCAAGCTATCATGCCTAGCATGAGGGCGTTGATGACATCTGGCCCAGCACTTGACCGTTGCCACGTAGGTGGATACAATTGCTCATACGTACCCGTGGATAACCCACGTGCGTTTGATGAGACAATGTACATCCTAATGTGTGGTACAGGTGTAGGCTTTAGTGTTGAACGTCACTGCATTGAAAAGCTGCCTCAAGTTAATGAAGACTTTCATCAGACTGATACAGTGATTAAGGTAGGTGATTCACGTCCGGGTTGGGCTAAGTCACTTAAAGAACTAATTGCCATGCTATACTCAGGTCAGATTCCTAAATTCGATGTCAGCGAAGTACGCCCTGCAGGTGCAAGGCTAAAGACATTTGGTGGACGTGCATCAGGGCCACAACCTTTGATCGAACTGTTTGAGTTCTGCATCCAGAAGTTTAAAGGTGCAGCAGGACGTAGGTTGTACCCTATTGAGTGTCACGATATCATGTGTAAGATTGGTGAGGTTGTAGTTGTAGGTGGTGTACGCCGCAGCGCACTCATCAGTCTGTCTAATCTCAACGATGACCAGATGGCACACGCTAAGTCTGGTCAGTGGTGGGAGAATGAAGGTCAACGTGCGTTGGCAAACAACTCTGTCGCATACAAGACTAAGCCTGAGATGGGTACATTCATGCGTGAATGGTTGTCTTTGTACGACAGTAAGTCAGGTGAACGTGGTATCTTTAATCGCCAGTCAGCTAAGAAGCAGGCAGCGAAGAACGGTAGACGTGATGCTGACCACGACTTTGGGTGTAATCCTTGTAGTGAAATCATCTTGCGGCCTTATCAGTTCTGTAACTTGTCAGAGGTGGTAGTACGTGAGTCAGATACACTGGCTACACTCAAAGAGAAGGTACGCTTGGCTACAATACTTGGTACATTCCAAGCAACACTAACTAACTTCCGCTATCTGCGTAAGATTTGGCAGAAGAATACAGAGGAAGAACGGTTGCTTGGTGTGTCACTGACAGGCATCATGGACAATGCTCTGACTGCCACCAATGGTGGTAAGCTAGAGACTGCCCTTGAAATCCTACGTGCTGAATCAGTAGCGACTAATGCAGCTATGGCTAAACAGTTAGGTATCCCGCAGTCTGCTGCAGTTACTTGTGTGAAGCCTAGTGGTACAGTCTCACAGCTTACTAACGCAGCATCAGGCATTCATGCACGGCATAACCCATACTACATTCGTACTGTACGTGGTGATAACAAAGACCCACTAACGCAGTTCCTTGTATCACAGGGTATCCCTGCAGAGCCTGACGTAATGAAGCCTGATAGCACAACAGTGTTTAGCTTCCCAATGAAGTCACCTAAGAATGCGGTAACACGTACAGCTATGACAGCAATTGAGCAGCTAAACTTATGGCTAACTTATCAGCGTCACTGGTGCGAACATAAGCCTAGCGTAACAATTTCTGTGAAGGAAAACGAATGGATGGATGTAGGTGCTTGGGTGTACGAACACTTTGATGAGGTATCTGGTATCAGCTTTCTACCATTCAGTGAGCATACATATCAGCAAGCACCTTATCAGGACATTGACGAGGATCAATACAAAGAGTGGGTCAAGAAGATGCCTAAGAAGGTAGACTGGTCAAAGCTGCAGGACTTTGAGAAGGAAGATACTACATCAGGTGGACGTGAGTTGGCATGTACTGCTGGCGTTTGTGAGGTAGTAGACTTGACCGCAGCATGAGTAAGCTAGTGTGGAAGCGGGGTGATGGTTGGGTTCAATACAACCCACCTCGCAGCCATCCTAGTTATGAAGAGTGGCAGAAACTTAAACAGAAGGAGAATGAAAATGACAGAGCAAAACGACAAGATCACAATCAATGAGAAAGAGTATGACTTCCAAGAGTTGGAAGACAACGAACAGTACTACGTCAATCAAGTACGTAGCCTGAAGGCACGTATTGCTGAAGCCCGATTCAATATGGATCAGCTTGTCGCTGCCGAAGATGCGTTCACAAAGGCATTGATTGCCAGCGTTGAAGCAGAGAAGACGGAAGAAAAATAAAGTGGATGGTATAGAAGTATTATTGTTTGCCTTATGGCTAATGATTGTGCTAATATATTTGGATATTAGAGTGATGGTTAAAAGACTTAATCATCCTCTGATCCTAGTCCAACGTGTAACCGAAGTAACTGAAAAGAAGGAGAGTTAAGATGCTAAAAGATCAGCAACCTAGTAATATTAACTGCAGATTTGAGGATGGTGAATGGTGGTACTATGGTAACAAGGATGGAACAAGACGTAGGTTATCAGGACACAGAAAAAAGTATATAGAAAGGATGTATGTAAATGGTAAGTATATACCTAAATCACATCCATTATGGAAAGCCGGTCGTTACAAATCACTAGATGATGCATGGTCACATGAGCAAATCGAACGTACTAATGAAGGTGAAGTCTACGCCATTATCAATCCATCATTTCCTGAGTGGGTCAAGGTAGGCAAGGCTGTCAATGCTGATGATAGATGCAACGGATACCAGACATCTTCACCATTCCGTGACTACAAGATTATCGCTAGGTTAAGTACAGATAACCGGCACGAGAAAGAAGCTGAGATGCATAAGGTCTTTACCCACTTCGCTGATGACAGGAAGGGTGAGTGGTTCAAGATTGATAACTTGAAAGCAATTAAGATTTTCAATCACCATGCTAAAACATTATTCAAACAACTGTCGAAAGGACTAGTAGATGCGGCGTAATGGTTTAACAAAATATGATGCACCCTTACGTATTCAGTACGAGTGGGGGCAGGAAGCGTTCAGTAAGGGTAAGGTAACTTGCCCTATTGATCCTAACACAATGCAAGCTAGAGAGTGGCAGCGAGGATGGAATGATGCCTACTATTTGAATTTACAAAAGGTACAACGATATGAACAGGCTAGAGCAGGAAGTTAAACAGTGGATGAAGGAGAAACAAATGAGTAGCATTACAGCAACAGACTACCAACACAAAGCTTGTAGCACAGCAATCTTTCCAAAAGAAACAGCCCTAGCGTACTTGACGTTAGGACTGGCAGGTGAAGCAGGTGAGATTGCTAACAAGGCTAAGAAGATAATACGTGACGGTGATAACTCCGCTAAACGTTCAGAGATTACGAAGGAGTTAGGTGATGTGTGTTGGTACATTGCTGTACTGGCACAAGAGTTAGGAGTTAACCTTGGTAAAGTTATGGAAGACAACATTGAAAAACTTGCAGACAGAAAAGCTAGGGGTATGCTAGGCGGCAGTGGAGACAATCGCTAATGATAGCAGCAATAATAATAGTGGTATCATACTTAATACTTATACCGCTAATGACAGAGGAAGAAGGGGGCAATTAAGCCCCCTCTTTTTATAGTTTAGTTTCTTTAATATACTCTAGCATCATTCTAATGTGATCTTCATTAGCAAAACTAGGCTTTTCATCGCCCCTACCTACTTCTTGTAACAGATTAGGTAGTGCATTTCTTGCGGCACGTCTTTCTGCAGGTTTCATTCTACGTAGCTTTTGCTGTGCCTCAAGATAACCTTGCAGTCTTACATCAATAGGATTGCCAGACTTAGGGTCTACAATACCAGTTTCTTCAGAGCCTGTGATTACAGGGTCAATAGCAGCTTTATAGTCTGCTAGTATTTCTGTGATACGTCTTGTCTGTTCGTCTTTAATAAAAGCATCATCAGACTTTCTGTCACGCTCTTCTGCGCTACGTTTACGTGCTTCAGTGCGATAGATACGCATGAAGTCCGGGCTTGTTACTACGTCTACCATAGTAGGTAACAACTCACGCAGTACCTTTGTTTCATAGCGTTGAAATCCCGGTGATATTGTTTTAGTACGCATCTTATAATCACGGAAGCCTAGTTTCTCAAGGAACTTACCAGCCTCGCTGGACTCTTTTGATAGGCCAATACCAGTGAACACTTTAAGTAGCGGCATCACACGTTCACGTGTTTCACCTTTTTGAAATAGTGTTTCAGTAAGTGGTAGCTTTTCTTCTTCTTCTGGTGATAGCAAAGTAGAATACCCACGTCTAGCAAAAGGTTCTGCTACTTCACGTTTAAATGATTCAATGGCTGTCTCAACACCAGTTTCACCAAGCACAGGCTCTTGACGTACATCTCTATACTCTAACCCACGTTCACCTGTACCACGCTGCGCATCAATAACTTGGTTCAATGGTGTAAGATAAGTAGCAGCGTACTCGCCAAAGATAGTACCAAAGGTACTGCCGATAGTCTCGCCACTCTGTGCATCAGCAGTTTCAATCATCTTTGCAATATCATTAAAGACTGCATCACCTGCACCAGTACGCACGTTAACACCAAGGAATGTTTCTTTCGCATCCTTATGGTCATACCAATTAGATAGCGTACCATCATCATATCGTTTAGCAGCTTCAGCAATCCACAAAGCCTGTCGTAAAATAGGTGATTGTGGTGTTGTATCCATTAATGTATCATCATCTGTACGCAGCATCTTGTAATCCGTTGGCGCATCTTCTTGTCCACGATACATCATAGCTGCTGGCAGTATAGCACCGACACCTATCATATTACGTGATAGCTGTTTACGCTCTTTGGCGGTTAGTGGGCCTCTACTTTTTCGTGTAACTACATCTGTAGCTTTACGTAGTAGAGGGGCTGCTGCCCCGCCAGCATAGTTACCAAAGAGTTCCATGCTATTAAACATAAAGCGAGGGAACGGTGTGATAACAGTCAGACCATTGTTAGTAATGAATGATGTAATGTTCCTGAATACTTCAGTGTCTGGCTGCTTGGCATAAGTAATGTCAAGTGCTTTTTCTGTAGCGT